TCTTTTCCAATTTCTTTTGTGATCTTATCCTCTTCAATCTTTTCTTTAGCTGCTTTAGCTTCCTTTGATACCGCCTCCTCTTTTTTAGCCGCTTCCTCTTTTCCAATTTCTTTTGTGATCTTATCCTCTTCAATCTTTTCTTTAGCTGCTTTAGCTTCCTTTGATACCGCCTCCTCTTTTTTAGCCGCTTCCTCTTTTCCAATTTCTTTTGTGATCTTATCCTCTTCAATCTTTTCTTTAGCTGCTTTAGCTTCCTTTGATACCGCCTCCTCTTTTTTAGCCGCTTCCTCTGCCGCCTCTATGAAGTCGCTTATTGTTATATGATAATATTTCTTTTCATCTTTGCAATAATATTTTGCATCACTTTCGGTATTAAAAAAATGCTTATCCTCTGTAGCAAATATTTCTTTCCTATTGTCGTTAGAATCAAAGTACTGCCTTGCTATAATTAATAACTCTTTTTTAGTCATAATAAAAAGTATTAAAAGGGGCTTACGCCCCATATAAATTAACCGTTTGTTTCAACTAAGGCTACTATGCCTTTTTGGTCTGTCCTGTCAAAAGCAGCTCCAAATCTTACTACTGATTCAATGACTGTACCGCCTAAATATCCGGCTGGCTTTCTGTTTATAATTGTTTCTGCGTGACCTTCTGCGTGCCTAACCATTGATTGATGCCAGAATATAGCCGCTGCATTATCTGTTACCGCCAAAGCTTCATCAACCGCCCTTTTAATTGTCGCGTCAACGTTGTACATTGCTCCTGTTGAGTTAATGTCGTTATTTCTCATTAACAAATTCATACCTAAGATGTACCCGATTTCGCCGTTTTTCAACTTTGATAATTCGCCCGTTTTATCAGCATCAACAAATTTGTCAATAAGTAATAAATCTTCAACCATTTCTGGTGTAAGTACGCCCCAGATCGAATCACGCCCTAGTGTCGGTAAATTCATTTTATTGAATTTTAATCTAACATTTTGCATATCAACCTCGATTATTCTCTTTCGTGTTCCTGTAGTTCCTGTTACCGCCGTCGTTCTTGTTGATGTTCCCGTCGTCCTTACGATATTAGACGCTAACGTAGCTCCCCAATTTGTAGCTGCGATATTCCCGGCTCTCGTTTCAATTGACATAGCTAAAGATTGAGCTAAGTCAGTTATTTTATCGTAATTCAAAACGATATCTTCTTCTCTTGTAACCAAGTAAGGATTTGTATATAGTTGCTCAACCGGATAGCTTTTTATTGAATCAGTTCTGGTTGTTATAGCTAAAGGTAGTACAGGATTACCAGACAAAGCTGCTCCAACATCTCCTGATATTGGAATTTGAACAGATTCAACATCTGCTCCTATTCCTGTTTCTGTTCTTGATTTCTTGTAAAATGCATTAACAGGAAATAGCTGTTTTTGCAGTTCGTTCGAAAATTTAATTGGACTAATTTGTGCCATTATATTTTATTTTTTAAATTTCTAATTAAGACATTTGTTTCCATACGATATGAACCGTGCCTGTAGCTGTAACATCTCCTGCTCCTGCCCATCCGTCTGCACAATTTAAATATATTGTTTTTGCGCTTGCGGCTACGTTTAAAGCTATTCCGGTTACCGCTCCTGCTGTAACGCCTGTCATTTTAACTAAAGGTGTAGCTCCGCTTATTGCAGCACTTGCAGGGCTTCCGAGTACGTAATCTTCGAATGTAGTCGATAATACCGCTACAGCTCCCGACCCTACTACAGAACCTAGTCCTATTTCTGGCGTATCCCCTACTATTGTAGTAGTCCCTGTGATTGCTAAACTAAAATAACTAGCTTCTATTAATTGAGCTCCCGCTGGTAACGTGTATAATAATGCTCCAAATGCTAAGTCTGCTGCACCTACCGCTGAACCAACTGCAAAATCAGTTAATGTTAATACCGTTTTGTGGTTTATTGCGTCTCCTTGTTCTACAACTGCAATGCCGTCTGCTGATGATACTGTTCCAACATTTACTGCTGTTAATGGCACGATTGGAGAAACTGCTGAATCTCCAAATGGCTGTCTGATTGTTCCTACTTCTGGCATATTTCTTATTTTATATTATTAAACGCATTTACATATTCTTCGTATTTCGCTGGTTCTTCACGGCTAATCCTTAAAGCTTCGGCTTTATTATTAGTTATTAAGTCTTGCCATTCTTCGCCAAGCCTCTGTTCTTTTGATTTTTTCTCAGAGATAACAGACGAATCTTGATTTGTTAGCTTGCTTAGAACATTTACTGCCTTTACTGGCATGTTTTCAACGAATAAATTAAATGCCTCGAGTCCTACATTTTTAGCATTTTCAATAAGAGATTCTTTGTTTTCTTCTAAAAACTTTCCTGATTCAATTGCAGAAAGTACGGCCGATTCAATAGCTTTGTTTTTATATTTATCAACCTCTGCTTTTAAATTCTGCATTTCTGTCAATTTTTCTGCTTCTGTTTTTTCAAAAGCTTTGATCCGATTTTCTGCAAGCTGTAAGTTGCTCCTATCCTTTTGAGCTTCTCTAAGGATAGAATCCGGCGTTGCGTCATCTGATAAATTGTAAAATTTAGATAATTCGCTCATTTTGTTAATTTTTGGTGTTTCTATTTTATTTATAAACTTACTTTCGTCATCACAAACATTCATTATGTCAGAATAACTCATATTTTTAGTTATTGCCGGCTTCATTTTGCTTGGTAATATCTCGTCGATTAATCCGTATTCTTTTTGTTCTTCTGAGTTTAACATTCTGTCCTCTGTCATCATTTTTCTAGCTAAAGATTTAGTCATTTTTGTATTGCTAGCGTATATCTGTACTATTGATTCCTTAAACTTTGTTAATTCGGATTTTTTTTTCTCATCTTTAATATCAGCCAAGGTCACGCCATCATAAGATGGGTCGTGTATAACTGCTGTAGAGTAATCAATTGCAAATCTCTTACCGGGAGTTCCAGATGCAAGCACGGCACTCATTATGCTACCAGCCATGCCTCCATTAATTGTATGAATTTCGGCTTTACTGTTTAAATTCGATTCTATTATCGAAAATCCATTTATAATACCACCCCCTACGCTATTTATTCGCTCTCTGATTACTTTTGCCCCTATAGTATTAAGAAAATCAATTTCAGCAGCTATATAATCACCATTAAGTTCTTCGCCTACAACGCCTTTCAATGACAACTCGTAAACCCCTTCACCTTGATTTGTAAAATACTTTAAATCCATACTTAATTTTTGTATAAAATTACGTATTTATATTAGTTTTTAAAATTTAAATTGCTTATTATCATAAACTTATACAAAGTACTTTTATCTGTATAGCCCAAAATCTGTTATTAATATAGCAGTACTCCCTGCGACTACCTTCCTTACTATTGCGTTCATGTCGCTCAACGTTTGTGCGTCTATATCTGTATCTACGCTTCCTCCGGCATATGTTACAGTTACATTTCCTGCTGCTAATGGATTTATTAATTTAAATAAGGCAGGATTTGTTGTCAAATCATCTCCGTATGCATAACTTACTTTATCTGTTACTTGGTACAATATTATTGCTCCATTTGCTGCTCTTGCTGTCATAATTTTTATTTTTAATTTATTGTTTTATTTATTATCAATGTAACCGGAGCAGCGTCTTCTAAATCTTTACTTACTCCACACTCTGTAACTTTTGTTGAAAAAACTATTTCCCATATTCTTACATTATCGTTCGATATATCGTCTCTCTCCGAAATTCTTTGTAAGGGAGAAAATCCATCGCCAGAAACATTAGTTACTGCTCTATAAACTTTATTAATTAAGCTTAAGTCAGGCTTCCATGTTTCATTATTATCTTTCATTGAATGTTGAGCAATGTACACTGTTATTTCTATATTGCCTTTTTGTTCTTGTGTTAAATTTTGCCTATGAGCTGTCAACATACTTTCGTCCCATGTTATAGACGACATTTGCATCCATGCCTGAGGGTAATTTAATTGATGTATCTTTTCATTATTTAAATCTTGTGAATTATATTTTATAACGTGCTTAATTTCGCTTATCGTCTCTAAAGCCGTTTCAATTATTGTATATAAATCATATTTAATATCTTCTGTCATCGCATTACCTCATTTAGTTTTTTTTCTAATAATCTTATATTTTTTTCATTAAGTTCTTTAGACTCCCCTGCAAATTCTCTTTGTGGCATTTTGCGCCCTAATCTATCAGTAGTTCCTTCGTTGTGCCTAATTGCATACGGTATTCTTTTTGTGCCTAAAACTATTGCACCCCATACTGCTTTTATTACCTGAAAATCACGCCTTAAAGCTCCTTTATCTACTAATATATTGCGCCCTTCATTTCTTTTTGCTGTGGGCTTTCTTTTATCCCATCCTCCTTTACTTGCGTCCGTCTTGCCTCCATTCTGCCTAAATCCTTCTAAGAAGTGATTTAAAGAATTTTCAGCTATTACTTTCGGAATATCTTTTTTGAATTGCCTAAACTTTTTTGTTTTTACATTTAAATCAAATTTTCCGCTAACTCTTTTTATGCTCATTTATCAGGTATTTTAAATCCAAAATTATCTTTTAGCATAGGTTTAAATTTATTTTCAACCTTATAATAAGGATGTGTTTTGGGATCAAAAATATAATCAACCTTGCCCGGGTTAACACCAAATAATTTATCGTCATTCAATTTTATGCCTTTAATATTCGTCTCGTTCCCTTCACTTAATCGAACCACGGTACATCTGCAATTCCACCCGTTTATAGGCATGTTTGTATCCCAAAAAGAATCGTTAACCGGTCTTATTATATTATCCCATTGTGCGTGATCGTCTCTTACTCTTTCGTCTGCTGCTGTTTGATATTGAAGCAAAGGAAACAACTCCTGATCTTCTTCGATTCCTATCCACTTATCTGCACTTTGAGACATCCCGAACGCCGTGTCTTGCTCTGTTCTCAACCAGTCAACATTATACGTATTATCTATTCTTTGACCATGCTCCCTAAACTCTTTAAACGGTCTTTTCGCCCCGTCCTCGTTGAATATGAACATTGATAAATCTTTAACCTCGTTGAATGTTTTTGCTCCTGAGAATGTATATATATTATTCTGATAAGATAGTGCCTTCCCCGCCCTTACGCTTCCTTTTGTAAAATCTCCAACCCCTCCTCCAAATCCGTTATCAACCATTTTTATCAACTCACTATAAGTAAATTCAAAAATATTTTCCGGTAAATTAAAAACAGACATGTCTCCGTTCCAGATACTTCTTAATATTTTTTCTATTTCTTTGTTAGTTAATGGCATTTTTATTTTGTTTTATCAATATTTTGTATTTATTTTGTATATATAACTAAACTAAAAAATTGAACCATGAAGAAATTATTCATTTTATTACTTGTATTAAGTGCATTAAGTGCAAAATCTCAGTTTTATACTAAATTTAAGCCCGTGTTCGATATCGAAATAGGAACTAAGGAGAGAACTCTTAATTTTTACGAAAGGAGTTTTATAAACAAATCTGCTTACAACTATCCTGCTAATTCTTTTTATTCCGATATAAAAATAGGTGTTCGTTTCCATAACTTTTATTTAACAACAAATATAATTAGCAACTTTTCTTATTCTGGGCTTAATAGCAAAACATTCACTCCTTTTTTATCGGAATACTATTTTGATTTATATTATAAGGCAAAATTTATTACATTTGGGTAT